CTGCGTTGATGCGCCCGTTCTTGTCAAGTTGCAGCAGGCTGACAAACTGACTGAGCTTGGCCTCCTGGGTTTCGGGGTCGTTGTTCAGGACATCAAAGCTGATGCGGATGTCGAAGTCCTCATTCGGGTCGCCCTTGTCAAACTGGATGGGATCGGCCACCCCGGTTACGCGGAAGAACACCTGATCGGGGCCAAACCTCTGATAGCACTTGAAGGCCATCTTGAGCACATCCTGCGCGTGCGTGAGGAACTTATTGACGAAATGCTGCTGCCGGATGGGGGAGAGCGGGTCGTCCACGGCCAATCCAACAATCTTGTCTGCCGCCGAAATCATCGTTCGCTCCATCTCGACGGAACCCGGATTGTAGGGCGGGACCGGCCCAAAGGTGATTTCCCCGGCTCGGCGCACGGGGACATAGCGCCCAGGCCCCCAATCGGAAGGGGCGTTTCCGGGAGCGTGAAGGATGGGGGGTAGGGTGGCGAGGCTGTTACGATCCGTGCGGCTATCACGCTCCGACTTCACCAAATCCTGCGGACCACGAAGGAGGTCCGAGAACGTCTGCACCTCGTAGAGCCGTTTGGAGTCGTTGCTGAGTCGGGTTACGACGAAGGGGTAGTCGTTGTACCCGTTGAGCAGTTCAAACTTGGCGTAGCCCTGCGTCTCGTTGTTCCCCGAAAACTTGGGATGGAAAATGGTGCAGTAGATGCCCTCGGAGCCGTCCTCGGAGTCAATAAGCCGCTGGAAGCCGTACACCACCTCCACCAATTCGGCGGCGTTATACTGCTGGGAATAGCGGGTGGAAGAAGAACCCCGGCTGCCGTAGACGTTTTCCAGGTTGTAGGTGTTGACGCCACGGAACTTGGAGCAGGCGTATTCCGCCCAAGACTCATCCCACCCATCCGAAGCCACCCTGGAGAGCACCTCCTGCACCGACAGGAAGGTGCGGTAGAAGACGAACGGTGCCCGTTGCGGGTCGATGCAGTAGGAGGGGAAGAAGACATCCCCGTCCGGGGCACACGTTTGAAGAAAAGGCCGGTCTACCGACAGCCTGCTTACCGGGATTTCGCTGGACCCCGTTGTCCTAAGCTCCTTGAGGGCCTTCCTCGCCCGCTTATCCACCAAATCGGGATAGACGCTCCTAAACATCTGGATGATTTCGTCGTCATTCTGCCCCTCCAGAATGAGGCGGGCCAAATCCGGTGAACTCAGGGCAATTTGGTTGAGCTCCACCTTCTGAAGAAACTTCTTCTCCATACGCTCCCACCCGATGTAGGTAATCATCAGGCCGCGCTCCAGGAAGTAGTTGGCCCCCAGCTCCATCTCCTGTCGGAAGCGGGGAATGTAGGAGGCCACCATCCACTTGAGAAATGCGCTCACCACGCGGGACCGACCCGTGTCCGAGAACTCCGTTGGGTAGGCCCGGATGTTCGCCCTAGCCAGAGAAGCCATGAACAGGGAAATGTAGTTGTTCAGCCGCTCGTCTATGATGCGAGCCTCCGTGTCTGAGGCCCCCTCCCACGGGAACGCATCCGACCCGTGCTTCCTCATATCCGCCGACTTACCCGGCCAATAGCAACGACGGCTGTCCGAACTGCTGATGCATTGGTTGAAGTAGGTGGACAGCTCGGTTAGCGTGCGGTCATAGGCTCCGCGAAGCGCAAGTACATCTGGACCTTCTTGGTCAACGAATGTGAGGGCGTGCTGCGACTTGGTTTCTTGCATGGGCTTGCTGGGTATGATAGCATTCCCTTGCACGGGAAATGGCATTTTTTATTATGGACGCCACATACTCCTTGGGGCGGCCTATCCGATCAGCCAATTCGTCGGGGAACATCTCCTGCGTCACCCCCCCCCGCATTCTCAGGGTGTACTCATAGGCTATCAGCCTGTCCGAGTGATGGATGAGCCACTTATTGTCCGTCGTGGCATCAATGGGGCTGTCCTTCAACGTAGCGGTGGGTTGTACCCGTTGAGTCTGAAATGGCTTCAATGAAAATCTGTTTGCCCACCAGCTTGCCGGAAAGACGGCGGGGGATGACCACGGGCAGCTTACCCATCCCGTTGGGGTCAAGGACATATACCCATTGAGGGTTTTGCGCCTGCTGCAACACCCTCACCCTGCATTGGCTCGTCACCTCGGGCGGGGCCTCAAGCGGTTCCGGGATGTCCTCCACCGGAGCCTTCACTTTCTTTTTCATCAATACCCTCCCTTGGATTGTTTAACCACCTTCATTGATTCCGGGTTTACATATCCCACCCCGGACACAGCGAGATAGCGGATGACATCAATGGGGTCTTTCCACGCCTCGTCACTCCCGCCATCTGCGGTGTATTCCTGTAAGGCTGAAATAACATTCTGACATCTTTCCGAAATATAGAAATGGGGTCGATTGATTGAGTCAATGGGATTCTTCCTGTTGTATGCCATTTTGGTTTGGAGCGCCTGTAAGCCATCCTCTATGTCAATGCCAGGGGCCGGGATGAAGAGCAGTCCGGCGTCCGCCAAGTCCTCAATGATCGACGAGGCCCCCTCCTGGGTCTGGTACTTGGCCGCGCCAAGACGCGGGTCGATGAACCTCTCGAAGATGGTGTCCTTGGTTTCTGACTCCAAATTGGTGATGAGTTCAACGTAGTCCTTTATCCCATAACCCAACCCCTTGGCCCCCTCCCCGCTCGACCACTTACCCCCCGTCCACTTCGCCCACTCCCCCACGTTGCCATCCGGCCACTCCCGGTAGACAAACCAGCTATCGGATTCGTCTATCGCCACCCACGCCATAAACCAATTCTTCCTCCCGGCTGGGTCCAGAATCATATACTTGGTCTTCCCCCGCAACTCAATCTTGTCATGGGGGATGACGTTTACCTCCCTTGAGAAATTGGGGAACTTGGTGCTGATGGACTTCGTGGCGATCCCATACGCACGGGTGAGGATTTCCGGCTCCGGTCTGCCCGCCAGGTCTTTGGCGATGCGCTCGTAACCACCGAAAGGGTTGTCCTTGCTGTGGAAATAGATGATGGCTGCGTCTCGGTTCTTGGACCGCTGGAGGTAAGGGACGCTCCTGCCACCCAACAACTCGGCCTGCTTGAACGCCACCGTTTCCGCCCCCTGAACATAATCCCGCACCACCTCGGTGTAGCCATCAACCGGCGTGAATGTAACCACCAGCTTGCTGTTGCGAGTAGCAAGGCGGAAACGCAGAGTGGCAAGTAACTCCGGCCCAACCAGATACTCGTCACACCAAGCCCCAATGTTAAGCCACTCAGGTGCGCGGCAACCCAACTCAGCACCCTCCAAAATCGTATCGTTATTAAGGAATTGGGCATAGGTCTTAAATATGATGGAACTCTTACTAAAGGGAAGAATAAGACTGCTCTTGGAAAACCCGTTCTTCCGCGTGTAGGACACGTTCTCCTCCGTCCCCAACACCTTCACCTTAAACTCCTCGGGCAGAGCGTCATACACCGCAGACTGCTGCTGACGAATGGACACATCCGCGTTCTGGGCAAAACACATAATCACCGCCTGGGGATTCTCCACCGCCGCCCTCACCACCGCGTGCGCCGCCCAACTCGTCTTCCCGCTCCGATTACCCCCACTCACCAACAACTCCGAGTGCGTACCCAACAACTCCTCCGCATCCTTCCAATGAGGCAACTTCCACCCATACCTGTACGGATCACGTTTGCTGTTCGCTATCGCTGAATGATAAAGCCCATGCAACCTCAACACCTCCTCCGGTGACATCACCGCCAACTCCTCATCCCCAGGGGGCTTGAGAACTTCGTGCCTTTCCCAAATCAAACTCACAAAACCACAGGCTTCGCAACAACCTCCACCTCTAAAGAACCAGCCTTCAGCTTCGCCCTCGCCTCCTCAATCGCCCTCATCGCATCCTCCAAACTAGGGGCCGCACTCTTGTGCTCCACCACCACCCTGTTCTCCCCCACCGCCGACAAAAACTTGTCATTGGCTATACCCCAAGGAATCGACAAATCCCGAATGTTAGTCCGCGCCAACTGCTCAGGGTCTTCAGCCAACATCCTCATCTTCTCCTTCTGAAGAAGCCTCAAACCCTCCGCAATCTCCAGAGCATCTTCAGCCAGCACCGCCCGCCGCTCATCCAACAACACCTTGTGCCTAGCCTTCAACCTAGCCACCGTGTCCCATTGAAGCCCCAACTCCTTCTGGATCGTCCTAAAACTCTCCCCCTCCGCCAACATCTCCAACGCCCGCGTAGCCCTCACAGGGTCCGTCCTCTCCAAGAAATTGCCAGTTCTATCCCCAACCTCCGCCACAGCCCTAGCCAACTTACTCGCCTGCCGCTTTGTCGCCATAGCCCATTAAAACCCACAGCCTCCCCAATTAACAAGCCCAAACTCACCCCAACCCACCAAAGACCCCATTTGCGTAATTTTTAAAAGGGCCGGTTTACCAATCCCAATTGTCCTACCCCCGACCGGCAGCGACCCCCCCCTCCCCCTCCCTAGTAAGTGGGGCCGCTGTAGGCGCAAGCAAGGGGGTGCCAGGGGGGCCAGGGGTGCACGCGGGCCGCATAAGGGGGGCAATGGATTGCCGACCCGGTTGCCGATCCCATTGCCGGGTAGCGGAACCCTGCACGCTGCCCTTCCCGGCTTGGGATGGCTTGGGGGTTCTCTCTCTCTCTTCCCTTCCTTGGTTGCCTTGGTTTGCGGGGCCTTGGGGCTTTAGTTGGCGGGGCTTCAAATTGCGGGGCTTAGCTTGGGCCTTGGGGCGCTTGAGGTGCCGGGAACAGATGCGGAAAGCCCCCCGAAAAAAAAGTGAAAAAAAGGCTTGCGCGTGCGGGAAAGTAGTTTCTATTAAT